AACGAACTGGAAAATGTCAGAGGACCAATGGGTTTAACTTTGGAACGTGACAAATATATTAAAGCAACCCTGACCGATGTATTATAGGAGAATTAATATGTCTAAACCCTATTTTATTGTTGTTCGTTTTGTAAAACAAGATCGAATAAAAATTTGGAAAGATTACAACCCTTATTATACTTGGGGATCAGCAGCTTATGAAATCCTGGGCTACGCTGACACCTTTCGTGAGGCTAAAAAAATAAAAGCTGATGGAGTTATCGTTGACAGCTAAGTACAGATGTGCTATAAGATAAGCACGAAAGGAAAAAGAAATGAATAAAAAAATAACAGAAATAACAGGCTACATTGGGATGATCTTAGTTCATTCGGCGTTGCTTCCCACAACAATTTCACACCTAGTGGGATGGTCAACAAACCTACCGCCATTGAGTATGGTTTTAATTTTACAGATAGGTCTACTCGCTTTTTTAGTTCGAGCAATAGCACAAAAGGACTGTCTATATATTATTTCAAACAGCTTTGGTTTCGCAACTCAGAGTATAATGCTAGCGTTAATACTTTTAAAATGAGCAGGAAAAAGAAACCCAAAATTTACAACCCATTTGCCAAGAGTTTATACCATAAAATTTTTAGCAAACGAGTTGTACCTAATAAGAAAAAAACTTTTAAATTTAAATTAAAAAGAGAGGATAATATAAATGAAAATCAAGATTGAATACACCCTGGACTTAGGAACTAGTCAACTCGAAAGGCTACAGGATGCTTATGAAATAGATAAAAATGGCTGGGGTGTAGGGATCTATCAGCAGGGCTACACATTCAGACAATGGGTTAAAGCTGTCGCTGAGTTAAACCCAAGAACTTTTTCAGATTTAAATATAAATTGTTAGCCTGATGTTAAACAGAATTAAAATAATAATAAATGATTTATTTCTTTGTACTTTCTGTGGATTAATTGCATTAACCCTGCATTTTTTATTGACATTCTGATTTAAATCATGGTATAAATAGCGACATCGAAAGGGAAATAAGATGTTAAAACTTTACATCAATTTTTTAACGGGGTTTTCACTAACGGCATTGATGATTGGAGCAACAGGAATTATAATAATTCTACCAGCCTTTAACACAATGAGCATATTACACCTGCTTGTAGGATTTATAGGTGTGCTGGGACTGTACGCAACAAGGAGTTTTTATAATGAGTAGTCTAGAAAAAGATCAGCTTCTTGAAATGGCATGGGAAAAATTGTTTGAGGAAAATTTTAAATTAACCTTGTCTTACATTAAAGACTATGATAAAGCAGAGTCCAAGGCTATAGAAATGACGGACAAACAAACCGAAAACCATGCAGAAATACTTGAAGATTTTATCAACGGAAACTATGGAGAGTGACATGCTGATACCACAGTTTAATACGCTCGAAGACATCGAAAATTTTATCGACAATTCTGATGACGCTTTTTATGCACCCCTCGTGAAGGTAATCTTCGAACCTTACAAAGAAGACATAGAGGAACTGGATGAATACGAAGTGGTCGATGACGTTAACCAACAGTTGATCCTGGAAGAAGATATAATAAGACAATCATACAGGTGGGATGATGAAGTATACGAAGTGTAATAAGTGTAACGGTTTCAATGAGTTATTGTATCAAGTTAATTCTGTTTCTTACTTCTATTGTGCAGACTGTGATACTGAAACAACAATTTCACTTGAGGTTGCTGGAGCCTATGAAAAATTAGCGGAAAGGTATGGTGAGTGATGGGTATAAAAACAGATCTTTACAAAGTAAAATCCATAGAAGTTAAGCATAAAAATTTTGCAGACTTCTCACTCGTGACGTTGGTCTTGACGCATAACTCACATGGTACGGCTACATCGACGGAGGAAAAGTACACCTTGGAAATGTATGTTGACAAAGATCAATCGTTTGAGAGCCTCCAGTATCAGAAGCCTATCAAAAAATCTTGGTGGTCTGATTATAAAAAGTGGTTAAGAAAAGGAAAGGGTGAGTGATGGGTGAATACACCAAGGAATACTCCAAGATCGTTGGATACACAGTCCAAAGTATAACTATGGATGATGAAAGCTTTCCAGGATGTGAGCTTTATGGTTTAGTTTTAACCAAGGGAAAACAGAAACGTATTGCGTGGGTACTACGTGATATTGAAGGTAACGGCGATGGTTTCCTTGATATCGAGGAGGTACAATAAAAATAAATGTTAAAATATAAACTTTTAATTTTATTATTATCTATTCTTTCTTTAGTTTCTATAATTTTAATTATAATATAATTTATGTATTGTACTATATTATAATCTATGCTATAATATAATATAATATAGGAGAAAGCAAAGCGGAACTCAGTGATATGCAACGCCCGAAGATATGTTTCAAAGGAACAAGGAGGGAAACAACGTCCTTGCTTAAAGTGAAATGCATATAGCTGATAGTAGGGTGTCACTGGAGGGTTCGAGTCCCTCTTCTCCTGCTCAACCTAGAGGATAGTGATAACTGCAATCGAATTTTTAAAAGGTAATGACCAATGAATAAAAATAAATATCTCCAAGAATTGACAAGTCAAGAAATAAAAAATTCTTTAATTACAGATATGCATATGCTGTATGATGGGAGTTGGGTTCCTGATTGGGACAGCATAGAAAGTCATATAGATTTAATTAAAGAACTACACCAAAGAACAGCAACATAGGATACAGATATGCCAACTGAGAAATATACCTGGGGTTATAGAATGAAAGAAGAAAATAAAATTAAACTTACCTCGAAACAAATAGATTACTTAGCAAATTTCTTTGAAGAAGATCTACATAATCTATGTCCTTATGTTATTGACTATAGGCAGCTAGTAGAAGATGGTATTAATACTTATAACAAAAGAGGTTTGAATGATTAAAGATTTTCCAGAGGGAATTAAAGGAACTTCTAAAATAAGTGAAGCTATCTTTAGGTATATTAATACATGGAAGGTAAGTTCATTAAAAGAATATGTACACGATAGATTGTATTGGTACTATAAAAAGGAAGCTACTGAAGAAGAAGTTAAAATGTTTTTGAAACGACATGGAGAAAAAGAAGATGGCTAAGAAAAAACCTGAAACATTTGAGTGGTCTTGGGAGGATAGGACAGAACTTACTCTCATACAGTACCTAGAAAAAGCTGTAGGATATTTGGGACAAGCTAATCAAAACATACGTGACTCTGAAGGTGATCCTACCCTTTCTGATTGGAGAAAACTACAGAAAGGTATGTATGCTGTAAGTAGATTGATCCGTGATCTTAAAGAGAGGGAAAAGAAATGAGTGTCACTGAAGGTAAAGTCTGGGGGAATACACAACCTCTACTCCAGACACCAGCCATAGAGATCCATAGAATAAAAGTAAAGGAAGGTGGGTACTGCTCCAAGCATACCCATCAATCTAAGATCAATGCCTTCTATGTGTTGAGTGGTGTCTTACAAATCAGTCGATGGAAGAACTACGTCCATGAGGTTAGTAAAATTATACAACCTGGATATGACCAACATCAAATGGTAGACATCACCAAGTTATATCACGATGATATGTGTGTTGTACCAGCAGGGGAACCCCATATGTTCACAGCACTGGAAGATACAGTAGCACTAGAGATCTATTGGGCTGAATTAAATCATAATGATATTCACAGAGATTTAATTGGTGGTATAAATGAAAGTAATAACCTAACACTCTTTGAAGAAGAAGAATTTCCTGCTCATATTTATGCCAAGAAAACTAAGACTTCTATTAATTGAAAGAATATTAACATGGAAAAAGTACCCGCAATTACAGTTGACTCTATTAAAGATAAACCTATGGTAGTAATAGGCTCCCTGTCTGACATGGATATTATTAATCAACTAGACTTTCTAACCAAAACTATTTGTAAGCTAGAAGAAATAAGAACTAATAAGGGCAAGCAACTACAAAAATATGTAGAACAACACAGGTTTGAATGATGAAAAAAATAATATTATTACTTGCTGTTCTTAGTACACCTGTCTTTGCTGAGGACAATGAAAGATGTTTGGCTGAGGCTATTTACTTTGAAGCCAGAGGAGAAACTTTTATAGGACAGCTTGCTGTAGGTACTGTGATTATGAAAAGAGTTGAAAGCTCTAGGTTTCCCAACTCTGTATGTAAGGTAGTCAGGGCAGGAAAGTACTGGAAAGGTAACCCTGTTAGGAACGCATGTCAGTTTAGTTATTGGTGTGATGGTAAGAGTGAAAGCATTGAAGATTACCAAGACCTCGAAGCCACTAACGCAGCATTGCTAGTCATGCAGGGTGTTCGACTATGGCATGTACGTGGGGCCACCCATTACCATGCTTCCTATGTACATCCCTTATGGGCAAGGCAAATGAAACGAACCGCTATCATAGGAAAACATATTTTTTACAGGGAAAAATAAATGAAAGCTTTTATAATTGTAGCAACAGATAAGCTAAGACTTTATCTTAAAAAAGATATAAATTCTTTTGATGTTTTGGCAGAGCCATCAGGAAAGTGTTTAACCTTTGACTCCAAGAGCGAAGCTTTAACATTCTTACATGATGTTGTATCAGAGAATGAATGGAATAATTATTACATGCAAAATTCTAATATTCATATTGACAGGTTACACTAATGAATACTATTGAAAAACAAATGAGCAAGCAGATAATAAAATTAAACAGGCTACTTAAAGAAGCTAACAATACAATTAAGAAACAACAACAAGATATATCCAGGCTTACTCAGGCTGGAGAGAATCGTGGACAATGGGTGGAGTTAAATAATGACTAAAAATTTATGGCAGAAAGACAGAGAAAGTTTATTTAGGGACTTGGTACAGCAGTACCGTGATGAAGGCTATGACAACAAGGATGCTAAACGGTTTGCCAAGCAGGAAATTAATGAGATCATGGAAGACAAAGAGGACTTTGTTTCAGACCTATGGCAGGAAACTTTCGAGGAAGATTAATGTGGAATTTAATTTGTCATCGTGGTAGAGAAAAAAACATAGTTAATAGTTTTCCTACATCCAAAGCTGCCAAGGAAGAGCTTTATAATAGGATAGGATTATGCTATACTCTACATGCTGACCCCTTTAAAATTTACAGTATCGGAAAAGGAAAACCCAATGTCAATACTTCCAAGAGGGAAAGGCCCGTGCGAAAGGTGCGGATCGAGTGATGCAAAACATACCTATGATGATGGGGGTGCTTACTGTTTTAGTTGTAAGACAAGCTTCCCCAAAAGAGAGTTACGGTCAACGAGAAAAGTACCTATCCAAAGCGACTCCCCCCCAATCATGGGAGAAGTAGGAGAACTTTTAGATAGGGGGATAAAAAAAGAAACAGCCTCATTTTATAAAACACTTGTTAATAACAGTGGCAACACGATAACCCATCACATCTATCCATATTATAATATGGAAGGTACTTTTATATGTAATAAGTTTCGTGAAGTTAACACCAAGGCTGGTTTACCAACAAAAAGGTTCTGGAGTGAGGGTAATATAAGGGATGCGGGTCTGTTTGGACACCAGTTATTTAAACAGAAAGCCAAGTACATCTCTCTCTGTGAGGGTGAGGTTGATGCCATGTCTGTTTATCAAATGCATGGGTCTAAGTATCCCTCAGTATCTATAAAGAATGGGGCCACTAGTGCTGAAGAAAATTGCAAGCAGTCCTTTGAGTATCTTAATATGTTTGAAACTATCGTTATCTGTTTTGATAATGACACGGCAGGTAAGGAAGCTGCACAAAAAGTAGCCTCCCTCTTTGAACCTAACAAATGTAAGATCGTAGCCCTTGAATTAAAAGACCCTAACGAATATCTAAAGAAAGGACAATCAGAGAAGTTTGTCAAAGCCTGGTGGCAAGCTAAAGCCTATACCCCTGCTGGTATTATTAACCTACATACTCTGGGGGATAGTCTTTATGATGAGAATTATTGTGATACCTGTCTCTATCCTTGGCCTGACATGAATGAAAAGACCTATGGCATGAGGACAGGGGAGCTTGTTACTTTCACCAGTGGGGCTGGCATGGGAAAGAGTAGTATTATGCGAGAGTTAATGCATCACCTGATGCTGAATGTTAAGGATAACATTGGTGTCTTGGCTCTGGAAGAGAGCATCAAGAATACAGCCTTCAACATTATGAGCGTCGAAGCTAACGCCAGACTCTATATAAAAGAAGTCAGAGATACTTACACCTTGGAGCAGTTGAAAGAATGGCAAGCCAAGACAATAGGAACAGAAAGGTTCTTTGCCTTCGATCACTTTGGTTCTATTACCAATGATGAAATACTGGAACGGGTACGCTTCATGGCAAAGGCTCTTGATTGTAAGTGGGTTTTCCTAGACCATCTGAGTATACTTGTATCAGGGCAGGAAGATGTGGGGGATGAAAGAAAATCTATTGATATTCTAATGACTAAACTTAGATCCCTAGTGGAGGAAACAGGTATTGCTTTATTACTTGTTAGTCATCTTCGCAGACCTACAGGGGATAGAGGACATGAGGAAGGAAGAGAGGTTAGCCTATCACATCTTCGAGGATCAGCCTCTATTGCCCATCTCAGTGATAGTGTGATTGCCTTGGAAAGAAATCAACAGGCTGATGATGACACAGAAGCCCATACAACAACTGTTAGGATACTAAAGAACAGATATACAGGAGAGACAGGAATTGCTTGCCAGTTATTCTATAATAGAAACACAGGCAGGATGACACAGGTTGATAATCCTTTTGCAGTAACCTAGAGGAGATAGCTATGACAGTACGAAAAAGATTTGATCCCGTTTTATATCAAGTTGCAGACCGTGATGCCAAGGCAGCTACACTTGGTTGGTTGAAGGCACTAAAATTTATCACGGTGGATACAACAGAGAGAAAAGACTTTGATATTATTTGTAAATCTGTTGAGGAAAAGAGACACCTCTATGAAGTAGAGATTAAATATTCATGGAAAGGAGAGTGGCCCGATCACTGGGAAGAAATAAGGATTCCCCATAGAAAGCAACGCCTTATAAACAAATGGACAAAGGAGTGTCCTGAAGATACTTTCACATTTATTATTTTTAGAAACGATTGTCAAAAGGCATGGCATATTAACGCCAAGACTTTATTAACCTGTGACGTTAAGGAAGCTAAGAATAGGTATACAGGTAACAAAGGGGAGAAGTTCTTTCATATTCCTGTGAAGGAAGCTTCACTGGTAGACATGCTATGACCAAGGTTGTTCTTGACATTGAAACAGACGGGCTTGATGCCACACAAATACACTGTATTGTGGCCCGAAGTTATAAGACAGGGCAGGAACTAACTTGGGTAGGAGAAGAATGTAAAAATTTTAATTCTTGGTCTAGGAGAAAAGATCTAAAACAATTCATTATGCATAATGGTATAAGTTTTGATGCTCCTGTCCTGAATAGATTAACAGGATCTGCTATAAAGATAGCACAGATTAGAGACACTCTCCTAGAGTCCCAACTTCTTAATCCCATAAGGGAGGAAGGACATTCTCTGGAAGCTTGGGGAAAGAAGTTATCGTTTGAGAAGGGGGAGTTCAAGGAGTTCAGTGAGTACAATGAAGACATGCTTGAGTACTGTAAGAGGGATGTAGAGCTTACACATAAGTTAGCCCTAACCCTGGAGAAAGAAAAAAATATTGATTTTCAAAAAGCCTATGACCTTGAGAGTCGAGTCAGAACAATCATTGATCAACAACAGATAAATGGTTTTGCTTTTAATGTAAGGGAAGCTTCTATCTTACATTCCCGTCTGGAGGATGAGCAAAGTTCTCTGGAAAAAAAATCAAAGGTATTGTTTCCTCCTGAAATAATAGAGACTATCAGCAAGGTCAGGAAGGTACGCAATAAAAAAGAAATTATATTTAACATAGCCTCTAGGAAACAGATTGCTGATAAACTAAAGGCCGAAGGTTGGGAACCCACAGAGAAAACAGAGAAAGATAATATCATTATTAATGAAGCTGTCCTGAATAAGATTATAAAAAATAAGAAAAGCAGTGACAAGTTAAAGAGCCTAGCTGAAATGTTTAACCGTTACTTCCTGCTTCAGAAAAGGACAGGGCTATTGAAAGGGTGGTTCAAAGAGTGCGATGAAGATGATAGGGTCAGAGGTAAAGTATTAACACTAAGAACGATCACTGGAAGAATGGCCCATAATAATCCTAACATGGCTCAAGTACCAGCCGTATATTCCCCCTATGGTAAGGAATGCAGAAGCCTTTGGACTGTCTCCAACCCTGATACACATTCTCTGGTAGGGACAGATGCCAGTGGCCTTGAGTTAAGATGCCTGGCTCACTACATGGATGACACTAAGTTTACAGACGCTGTTCTTAGTGGGGATGTACACACAGCAAATCAGAAAATGGCTGGACTGAAGACAAGAGATCAGGCCAAGACTTTTATCTATGCTTTTTTGTATGGGGCTGGCCCTGCCAAGATAGGTAAGATAGTAGGTGGAAGTGCTGGGAAAGGTCAGAACCTTATTAAAAGATTTTTATCCAACATGCCAGCTCTAAAAAAATTAAGAGATGATGTACACCACCAAGCCGCCAAAGAAGGAACTATACTAGGACTAGACGATAGACGCTTACACATCAGACATGAACACGCAGCCCTGAATACCCTTATACAAGGAGCAGGAGCGATTGTCTGTAAGCAATGGTTGGTTCATCTCATAGATAAAATAGAAGAGGCAGGGCTTGATGCCAAGCTGGTGGCTTCCGTCCATGATGAATATCAATTTGAAGTTCTTAATAAAGACACCAGAAGATTTGGTGAGTTAACTAAAGAAGCTATCCAACAAGCAACACAAACTCTTGAGATGAACTGTGCCCTTGACTGTGATTATAAAGTTGGAAAAACTTGGGCAGATACTCATTGAAGTTGTTGACACATATTTAAAAGTGTGGTATAATTCTACTGATTTAAATAAAGGAGAAAAATATTATGGCAAGATTAGACGCTGTTTTTTTAGAAAATTGTACGAGTTTTTATGCTAACCTTTTAGAGCCTTATCGGAACACTGACTATGACATAGAAAGGTGGCAAGTAACCTTAAAGGTTGAGGGTAAAAATAAAAAAGCCCTTGTGGATGCCAACCTTGCAGCACACATCGAAGTTGTTGATGATGCTTTAAAAGCGGAAAAGGAAAGTAAGGGGAGGATTGAAAGGCGTCCTAACGGTGAATACTTTCAGGCCAAACGTAAGACAACAGGAGAAGGGAATGGTAAGCAATGGGATAAGCCGCCTATGAAAATGATAGATGCTTTTAATAATCCTTTTGTTATACCCAATGGCGTGACTATAGGAGATGGGAGTGTTTTAAGCGTTAAGATCCAGCCCTTTGTTTCTCCCCGAAGTCCTAGAGGTGGGATGGGTTCTGAACTAGAGCTTGTCCAAGTAGTAAAATTAGAGGCGTATACAATAGAGGAGGAGGCTTCTGGATTCGCCAGCCATGAAGGAAAGAAGGGAGATTTTTATAAGAGTCCAGAGACAGATAACGAACCCGCATTCACCATCTAGGGAAGGAAGGGTATCTGTAAACTAAGATTGACCTCCAGACTGTATTCTCTTAGAGTCATGAGAATGGATTTGAAAATCTGATACAGATACCCTTATCTTTTTATCAAATGAAAACAATAGACACACTCGTAGCAGACATTTATAATTTATTTAATCTTGATCCTATTCAGAAAGAAGAGGACGAGGTGGATAAACTAATAGATACTTTTGGTGAGATGCTAAAGCTTCACATCAAAGATTTTCTCTATAGAAAACCTAATGGGAGAAGTTCTTTACGTCTTTCAGGTATAGGGAAACCTGATAGACAGCTATGGTATGATATAAATACCAAAGGAGAAGACACATCCCTGACCCCAAGCACTAGGATAAAATTTTTATATGGTTATATTCTGGAGGAGCTTCTTCTTCTATGTGCTTCCATATCAGGACATAAAGTAGAAGCACAACAGAAAGAGGTAGAGATAGAAGGGATAAAGGGACATCAGGATGCCATGATTGATGGTGTCTTGGTGGATTGTAAGTCCTCCTCTGGCAGGAGCTTTGATAAGTTTAAATCTAATAATCTTTTAGAAGATGATCCCTTTGGATATATAGCCCAGATATCTGCCTATGCGGAAGCCAATGGTGTAGACAAGGCCGCTTTCCTGGCCATAGATAAATCAACAGGTGAAATATGTTTATCTCCTGTTCATGCAATGGAGATGATCAATGCCAGCAGCCGGGTTAAACATCTTAAAAAAACTGTATCATCAGATAAGATACCCGATAGATGTTACAGTCCTCTTGCTGATGGTAAGTCTGGTAACTATCGGCTTCCTATTGGTTGTATTTATTGTAGACATAAGCGTGTGTGTTGGGCTGATGTTAACCAAGGTAAGGGCATTCGGGTTTTTAATTATGCAAGAAGTAAAAAGTATCTTGTACAGGTACATAAAGAACCAGAGGTTCCAGAAGTAATCAACTGGTAATGCATTGGAAATACAAACATGAACCCGATACTAGGAATAGTTTCGGTTTTGTCTACATCATTACCAATAGAAAAACAAAGAAAGCTTATATTGGCTGCAAGCAATACTGGAATTACAAGAAGGGAAAGAAATTTAGAGAGTCTAATTGGAAGATATACATGGGATCTTCTAAGTACTTGCTGGAAGATATAGAAAAGTTAGGAAAGAAAAGTTTTAGGTTCAGGATTATAGGGGAATTTAAAAACAAAAGAAGTCTAAAATATTACGAGTGTTACTATCAGATGAAATTTAAAGTACTTACAGAAAGACTAGAGGGAACGGACGAGCCAGCCTACTATAATAACTATGTAGGGGGTAAGTTTTATAGACCAGTACAGGAAGAAATTTAATGTATGAAAATATTAACTGATGCTATAGAAGAACTCTATGAACAGAGTAGGAAAAGCCCTCACAAATCCTTATATCTTTCCGTAATATTACAGGCTATTCTAGATGCAACAAAGAAAGGAGAAGAAAGTGAGATCAGGGTGTATCGAGATCAGGCACAAGCTTGGTTGTTCACATCTATAGGTGTCACCTGCGAAAATTTTGAACTCGTCTGTGATTATGCTGGACTCTCTCCAGAGTATGTTAGAAAATTTGCCCATCATGTAGTTAATTCAGACAACCTTGTTTATATCAGAAAAAAAATTACCACATTGTTAGGATAATATTATGGCTGAAGATAGAGATGATTTTATTATAAAAAGTATTAGAGAAGACAGGGAAATAAGAGAGGCTCTAACAGAAGAAGAGCCATTGAAAAAGCAGATTGGTGGTGATCATTATAAGAATTGTAAGATCCAACCTGTTGAATATATCTGTGCTAACAAGCTGGACTTTTTGGAAGGGAACATCGTTAAGTATATAACAAGACATCGTACTAAATCAGAAGGAGCCAAGGATATAGAGAAGGTTATTCACTATGCTGAACTCATCCTTCAACTTGTCTATAACAAAAACAAATAGGAGGGGAACTCATGTTTAAGTCTAACCGTAATCCACAATTCAGATCTAAATTCAGTGAAGATATATTCTATACTAAATATTCCCATAAAGAAGCAGAGACTTTTCATGAGCTTTCCTGTACACTGGTAGAAGATGTCTGTCAGGAAAAACTAACCAGAGATGAGAAGGAACAACTCATAGATCACATCTCCAACCTGAGATTTATTCCAGGAGGCCGTTACCTTTACTATGCAGGAAGGGACAAGAAGTTTTTTAACAACTGTTACCTACTCAGAGCAGAAGAAGATAGCCGTGAAGATTGGGCTAACCTCTCTTGGAAGTCTGAGTCCTGCCTGATGACAGGTGGTGGTATCGGATGTGACTACAGCACCTACAGACCTGAAGGCCAGACACTGAGAAGTACAGGTGGAATTAGTAGTGGTCCCATACCCAAGATGATGATGATCAATGAGATTGGCAGACGGGTTATGCAAGGTGGGAGTAGACGGTCAGCTATCTATGCCAGCCTGAACTGGAAGCATGGAGATATTTTTAAGTTTCTTGAAGCTAAGAACTGGAAGGACATGCCTGTAGGCTCAACGGGTCAGACAATCTTTGATATTAAACAGGATGACTTTGATTTCCCTGCCCCACTGGACATGACAAACATCAGTGTTAACTATGATACTGAATGGCTTTTAAATTATTGGAAAGAAGGAGATGTAGGGGATGTCTTTAGGACTAATGTACGTCAGGCACTTAGCACTGCTGAACCAGGCTTCAGTTTCAATTTCTTCGAGAAGGAAAAGGAGACATTGCGTAACGCTTGTACGGAGGTTACATCTGAAGATGATAGCGATGTGTGTAATCTGGGTAGCCTTAACTTTGCTCGTATTGCTGACACAGATCAGTTGCAAGAGGTTGTCCACCTTGCCACCAAGTTCCTCCTCTGTGGAACACTACGAGCCAAGCTCCCTTACAACAAGGTTAGTCTGGTCAGGGAAAAGAACAGGAGATTGGGGTTGGGTCTTATGGGTTTGCATGAGTGGCTTATCCAACGAGGACACAAGTATGAAACAACTCCTCTACTGCACAGATGGCTCAAGGTCTATGAGGCAGAGTCAGATAAAACAGCCAAGGAATTTGCAGAAGAACTATCTATATCCAGACCTGTGGCTGTACGAGCAGTTGCTCCAACAGGAACCATCGGTATTCTTGCTGGAACCTCCACTGGTGTTGAACCCATCTTTGCTGTCTCCTACAAAAG